TTCATGTCACCAAGGTTAACACTCCATCCAGAATTTCCAGATAATCCAGAATCACCAGCCATTTTAGACCAGTATCCTAAAGCACCAGCACCTACAAAAGCACGCTTAACACCTGCTTCTGGTACATACTGAAATACTTTTTCCATATCATCTACAAAATTACCATAAGAATAACTTGCTTCAGAAACAGTAAATATGTTTTGAGCATCTTGCGTAGAAGTAGACTCACCATATTTTTCTAATGCACTTACTATTCCATAAGTACTTCTAATAAGATTTCCAGCAGTATCAGTTCTTCCAGTATCTCCGAAAGTCTCATCAATATTAGCATCTCTATTTCCTGCTCCGTAAGAAGCTTCACCAAGACCTGTACCACCAACTCTTTCACCAAATAAGAAAGCTTTTTCTTTCTGCATTTTGTGTTCTTGAGCTTTTTGTCTACGTAATCTTGCTAACTCAGAAGATTCTCCACGAAGAACAGCAGCTTGAAGCGTACCTGTTACTTGTAAAGCTGTTTTGAATATTTGAGTAGAATTATATACTACTTGCAATTCATCAGCCCAGCTATCAGGTGCAGAACTACCTTCACCATGTGCATTACCAATTACAATACACTCATCGCCATCTAACATAGAATAATCACTTCCATTATGTGTAGAAATAGCTTTGAATTTTATATCACCACTATCAACAGCAGATATAATAGCTGTAGCTTTTTTAACACCACTACTTCTTATTTCTACTACTAATCCAATCCATGATGAATCTGCTGGGTTAGATAATCCTTTTATACCATCAACGTCACTATAATCACTACTAGCTGGAGACTCTGTTCCATTAGCTGATAATGTATCTGCTTCGTTAATTAAAAAAGATTGCTTTACCCAAGGGTTTCTGTGTTCAAACATTTTGAAAACAGGGTCTGGTACTGAACGCATTTCCTGATTACTAACCATTGTAGTAAAAGGAGCAACATCAGTCCATAGTTCCTTAGTTACTTGTGGGTCTACATAAAAATCTCGGCGATCATCATATAGTACTCCACTAGCACCTAGGTTTTTTGTTGTTGCAGCCATTTATTTGACTCCTTTTTTACTTAGCGTCCTAGTAATGCATCACTAAATGACTGCTCTTCAGTTCTAGGTTGTTCAGACTTTCCTGTAATTACAGAAGGGTCTTTAGGTACCGATAACCTTTGAGCTTGATTTTGCATTTCTTGTGTTTTTTGTTGCACTACTGGGTTCGCATTTGTTCTTAATTCAAATAACTTAGCTAAATTATCCATAGATAGATTATCAGGAGCAGAAGCCCATTGAATAAACTCACCTGCTTTTTGATTATCCCAACCATAATTATTAACAGCATGACTATATGCTTGTTGTCTTATAGCTTCTTGTTGTTGAGCAGCAGCTTGTTGCTCATATGCTTTTTGCATATCAGATTGACGTTGCGCGTCAACACCTTTTAGATAACCAAGATATTCATCTCTATAGTTTTCTTTAGCCATTCGATACTGAAACGACTTTGATTCTGGGTCGTTATAAGCATCGACTTCATTGTAATTAACTGGTTTTTCAGGTTCTGTTGGCTCCTTCAACGAAGACTGTTGAACTCCCATTTGGGTTTGTCCTGCAGGTTGTCCGTTGGAGAGCTTTGCTTCTAAGCTATCAAGAACCTCTGGATTTTGACGTAACATTTGCTCAACGGGAGCCATGCTATTTCTATAATAATCCAGTTCTTCTCTAAGCCCAGATAGTTCACTCTTGGCTTTATCAGCCTGTGACTGCCAGTACTCATACCTATTAGTGTCTTCCTTTTGGTCAACACCGTTTTCTGTGGTTTGGCTAATTGGTTCTGCAACCTCTTGCCCTGTAACAGGGTCTAAGTCAACGTCAGGAACTGATTCAACTTGAGGTGCCTCTGTAGACAACTCTCCTTGAAACATTTCTACGTTACCTGCGGGTGCAGTACCAGCATCAACTACTTCCAATTTTTCCATTTTCTTTTCCTTTTTTGCGATTTGGTTAATTCCAGCAACCGCTTCCTCAATTCTTTATGTTATTATATAAAATTTCTAATAAACTAGGAGATTCTTGATAATATCTAGAAGGTCTAGTATATATAGAATCAGCATCCATAACATTTATTTGTGGCGCATAACTACTATTATAATAGTCTGTAAACATACTTTTTCTAGGTTCTTGTGTATGATGAGGTAATTGACCTACATACAAAGAATCACCTTCTAAATCATAATTATATACACCTTTAGTTGTATACTCTGGAGGTGTATAATTATAATATCCTCTAAATAATTTATCTAAAAAATCCATTATGCCTCATCTAAGCTTAATATTGTTTCATTCATCTCTCTTTGTGGATTGTTATTACTAGCAACAGAGAGATCTTGCTTTGCATTTTTTAACTCATCAGACAATCTTGTTTTATATAATTGTTGTGCCATTTCTACTTTAGCTTCTGCTTTAGCAAGTTTCTTTTCAAATTCTTTTACTTCTACACGTTTTCTATCATGCAATGATTCTCTTTGTGCAGTTTGTAGGTCTCCTTTAAGTTTTTTAATTTCTTCAGCTTGTGATTGCACTTGACCTTGTAATTGTTGCATTTGACCATTTCTTTCTAGTACTCCTTCCATGTCTGCAACATCAGTTTGTTTTAATAACTCTATTTGGTCAATTAAACCAGCTTGATATAATTGCATATAGTACTCAAATCTTCCCCAACGATTACTTGGAAGAGTTGAACCAGATAAAACTATAATATCATATTTACCTATAGTTATATCATTTATTTTTCCTACTACATTTCCTATATCATCATATAAAGGACTATTTAATACAACTTCTTTAGGTTTATTATTAGGTTGCATTAACCTTAAAATCTTTTGGTCTGTATATACAAATTGTATTAATCCAACTACTACTTTTGCTAATTGATTCATTCCTTCTTCTATATCATCTCTTTTGGATTTAATGCGTCTTTGTCCATATTCATCTAAAGCTACAGTACCTTTAAAAGTTTGTGGTGCAGCACCCATGTCGCCCTGCATTAAAGCGTATATACCAAGGATTCGTTCTATATCGGCTTTTGCATCTGCCTCATTTTTATATAATTCATTTGGCAAAGGTATAGGAGAAGCAACTATTGGACTACCTAACTCTGGGTCAAACTCTATGACCGCTGTTCCAGCCCTTCCCCAATCTTGTTCTACCTGCTGTTTGTTTACTGCACCACGAGGAATTAATAATTTTACGTTTGTACTACTAGATGCATGTGCAATAATTAATGAACGAATTTTATTTATATACTCTTGTAATCCCTTTACCAAT